GTCAACATTATTATATCCAGTTGCAAAAAGACCGACGTATTTCAGGTTTTTGCACAGCTCAATGCCAATGATTGTAAGAAAATTAATGGTTGTTTCACGCCTTACATATTTTACAAACGCACAAGTGCAGGAAGATACACTTGTTTCTGCACAAACTGCAACAAAGAATACAAAGTCAATCTGAACGATGTTGATGACATCTATCATGTGCAGGACGAAGTCAGACACGGATACAGAGGTGTATGTCCGTACTGCAAGGTCAATGCTGAGTATAAGTCTGCTGGATACAAGCAAGTGGGGCTTGCCGAGGCCATAGACCTTTGTGTGTATAAAGTTGTCGATGATTTGGTCTACATATTTGCAGCAGTAGTCGAGAAGAATTATAACCTTTATTCTACAGATGACTACGATAGAGAGCCGAACATTGTTGTTGACATCAAGAAGATGTACGTTTTACGAAAAGGACGAGCAGAGGTGTACAATGTCGGCTATGCGTACACACGACACGGCTTTACAGCATTTTTTCACCCAATAAAGAAAAAAATTTGCGAAGCCTTTAACGACGGCTTTGCAAGTCGTCCAAAAAGATATCTTTACAAAGAGACACTTCGTAACACGTTTTTAAAGTATTCAGGGATAGATTTTGTGAAAAATGGCTACATCACCCAGTTCGATCAGGAACGCTACTACACAGCGTATGCTATGTATCCCATACTTGAAATGGCCACAAAGATGGACTGTGCAATGTTCGTTCAGGACCTTTTGTGGAGAAATAAAAAAAACTATAAGATTCTGGACTGGTCGGCAAAGTCGCCGAAAAAGTTCTTCAAGCACCTAACGCAAAATGAGGTCAAAACCATTCTTGAAGATCACACGCCGGCAGAAGTTATTGAGGTGTATCAGGACTTCAAGCGCAAAGGCAAGAAGAAAGACCTTTTCTACTGCCGAATGTATAGCTATATCATTGATTACTGTACCAGCATTGAAAAGGCAGGCGTTGATCCAGAGCAGGCATTAGAATACCTGAGAAAAGTCATGAAGCACTCTCCCGAAGAAGAACGTTGCGAAGACGATCACTCAGAGATAAGGCGCCTTGTCAAGCTGTATGACGATTATGCCAATATCGGCTTGAAAATAGGCTATGATTTTCGCTTGAAAAACATAGCCTTTCCGAGAGACCTGAACGAAGCGCATGATAACGCAGTTGAGAACTTCAATTTCATGGAAGAAGAACGCAAGAGAAAAGAAGCCGCCGAGCTTGAGGAAGCCTATAAGCCCAGATACAAGAAGCTTTGCAAGAAGTATAAGGGCTATAGCTATCCTGGTATTCAGTTGGTTGTACCAGAGAATGCCGAAAGCATTATCAGAGAGGGAAAGGACTTGCGAATATGCGTCGGCGGTTATGCTTCAAGGCATTGCAGTGGGGTTACGACAATTCTATTCATCAGAAAGCCGTCTGACCTTGATAAGTCATGGTTTACGATTGAAATAGACAATGCTGACCATATCGTGCAGTGCCACGGATTTAAGAATGAACAAGTCAAAGACCCTTTAACGGGCAAGAAGCTTGAAAAGCCTGAAATAATCAAGGCGTTTGAAGTCAACTTCCAAGAGTGGCTGAATAGCCAGAAGAAGCTGACTAAAAGGAGAAAAGCAAGCTAGGAGGAATAACAATGAACGAGATCAAACTAAGACCCGGTGAGGAGTTCGTATATAATGGTATACGTTTTATATGCCTCGACATTATCGACGGCAACTACTTAGCGATAACGGCTGAGTGCTGGTGGAAAAAGCGTTTTAACAATGAGTACAAGGACGGCTGCAACAACTGGGAAAAGTCAACGCTCCGCCGATTTCTCAACGAAGATGTGCTCAAGGAATATTTTGATACAAAGCAGCTTATAAAGCAAACGTCTGACCTTATCGCCGATAACGGCGACAAAGCCTATGGAACGTGTGAGGACTATATAACGCTGCTCAATTGCGACCAGTACCGCAAGTATAGAGATTATGTGCCGCTTTTTGAAAAATGTATGTGGTCGCTTACTCCGTGGAGGTGCGGCACCAACTACGATTACGCCGTGCGTTACGTCACCCCGACAGGTGCTATCAGCTACGGCTATGCGGACAACAGTTACGGGATCGCCCCAGTTTGTTTGTTTAAAGCTGATAATCTCATATTGCGCCGACAGGCGCAGCTTATACCCGCTGAATAACTAACCAAAATAGGAGGAAACGCAATGGAAAACACAGAAATTACAGTATCTATGAAAACGGCTATGGCAGAACATCAGCACATATGCGAGTGCTACCGAACAGCTGCTACGGCTATCGTAGAAATGGGCAGGTCACTGAAAAATATCAGAGATTACAAGCTCTACATATCACTTGGCTATGAGTCTTTCAAGAATTATCTTGAAAGCAATGGCGATTACACGTTCAAAGAACGCCAGGCATATACCTATATCAAGCTCTATGAGGACAACAGCACAAAGTTCCTTGAAGAACACGCAAGTATAGGTGTAACAAAGCTGGAGCTTCTCTCCAAGCTTCCGGAGTACGAACGTGAAGAATTCGCTGACACACATGACCTTGGCGGAATGACAGTTGAAGAAGTCAAGAAGCTAATCAAAGAAAAGCAGGCATTAGGCGAACAACTGACATTCCTTGAGGAGGAGAAGAAGGAGCAGACAGAAAGCGCCGAATCTCTCAGAGCTGAGCTTGAAGAACTGAGAGAAAAGCTTAAGCAGGCCGAGGACAAGCCTATCGAGGTAGTTAAGAGAGACCTCGACGAAGAAGAGATTGACAAGATAAGGCTGTCTATCCGTCAGGAACTTCATGCCGAACATATGAAAGAGCTGAATTCGCTGAAGAAGTCAAACCGTGAAGCCGTGAAGGCGGCAGAAGCTGAAAAAAATAATGCCCTTAAGAAAGCACAGGCAGAGCGTGACAATGCAGTTAAGGAAGCCGTCGCTAAGTATGAAACTGCCCTCAGTAAAGCTAAGTCTGAGGCAGAAGAAGCGGACCATGCCAAGGCAGAGTTGGAAAAGAAATTGAAGTCAGGCAATGCAGACGAAGCAAGGGCTGTGCTGAAGATCATCTTTGAAAACGTTCAGAAAGGGCTTACGGAATTCATTGAAAAAATCAATGATATTGAAGACCCACAAACCAAGGAAAAGTTCATTACTGTCACAAGCAAGTGGCTCAGGCAGGCGGCTGATGACCTTGAGGGGTAATGTTTTGAAAGCAGGACATAGATGACAACAGAAATAATTAACGAACTATTCGGCATAAAGGAAAGCTTTGAACTTCCGCAGGCACTTCTTGCGAAACTTCTTGACAAGGCTGAAAAAGACAAGCTATGCAAGGAATTTGTCAAACAGGGTTTCAATGGCAACAATGATTGCCTGCGTGACTATTTTCAAGAGAATAACGCAAACCGCAGTAATCTAAAGCAGGATTATACGCCCGATTGTCTGTGCAAGTTGATTTCCAAGCTTGCACCAAAGTCAGGGAAGATAATTGATATTTGTGCAGGAACTGGCGCACTGTCGGTTGGTATGGATAGGGATAGCGTCTTTCAATGCGAAGAATTATCGCAAATGAGTATTCCTGTGTTGCTTCTCAACCTTGTGATACGCAATAAAGATGCCATTGTTGTTCAAAAAAATGTTTTGCTTAACGAAGTGCAGAAAGTTTATAAGCTGTGCAAATCGGACGAGTTCAGCGATATAGAAGTTGTTGATACTTATGAAGAGAATACAACGGACGTTGTCATATCAAACCCACCTTATTCGCTGAAATGGGAGCCGAAATCAGACCCACGCTTTGAGGGCTATGACCTTGCACCTGCTAAAGCTAGTGACTATGCGTTTGTACTTGACGGCTTGTCGAGGCTGTCGGACGTGGGCAAGGCATTCTATATCTTGCCTACAGGCGTTCTCTTTAGAGGTAATGCAGAGGGCAGGATCCGCAAGCAACTCATAGAAAATAATTTGATAGACGCAGTTATCTCATTGCCTGAAAATATGTTTTTGAATACCTGCATACCTGTCAATGTTATCGTCTTCAGCAAGAACAAGCAAACGAGAGACATTTTGTTTATCAGTGCCGAAAAGCTTTTTGAAAAGCACGGCAAGCAGAACGTCATGACGGACGAGCACATTCAGAAAATAGCCGATACATATCACAGCCGCAGTGTTGTTGAAAAATTCTCAAACGTGGCAAGCTATGAGGAAATTGCTAAGAATGACTACAATTTGAACATTCCACGCTATGTTGACACGTTTGAAAAGGAAGAACTTCCGTCTTTGAAAGACCTCTGCAAAGAGCTGATACAAAGCGAACTTGAAGTGCGTAAGGCAACGAATGACCTTATGGCAACGCTGAAAGACCTCTGCGGTGATGATGAATATAATCAGGTCAAGGACGATTTTTTGAAATTCTTCACTGAGCAAGACATTGTCGGTGAAACCATGGCAACATGGCTTGAAATGAAAAATCTTGAAAACCGCACGGACTACATTCTTTCCCATGCCAAGAAGGAACGCAAACCACTGCTTGACATTGTGACATTTGAACGTGTGAAAAAAGGCAAAGTGTACGAAGCTGGCACTGTCTATATTCAGCTATCCGCTACGGACGGAAAAGTAAGATATCTTTGCGAGAACTCAGAGCTGGAAACCAAGTACGGCGTATTTCAACCCAAAGACAAGAGCATGGGAACAAGATATCTTTTCTATATCTTGGAATATGAAATGGAAGCGTTTTTGGCACGATATCAAAGTGGCATGAACATCAATCCTGACATTTTCAAATTCATGCAAGTGACGTACTATCCCGAAGTGAAGTATCAGCAAGAGATAGCTATGACACTTGACGGCATTCAGGCAAGGTATGACGAAGTGTATCAAGAGAAAGAGTCATGGCAATGTTTTAAAAAGTATCATTTGGAGGGAATGTTTCCCTAAAAAAACCGCCCCGTAGGGCGGCATAAGATTATATTTGACGGTGTTTTTTGAAAAATGCGTAAAATCCAACGGCAATCGATGCAATGAGCAGACCACCAAGGACAGGGACGGTATCAACGAGTTTCACAAAGGCAAATGCAAAGATCTTAATCGTTGACCACACAGACTGCAGCAGTTGTAACATTTTATCACTCCTTTCTTGAAATTTTATACATTATAACACCGTCAAATACGATTGTCAATATGCTTAACCAATACTACACATGATATACACATTTTAAACACAAAGGAGCAAAAACATGATAAAAATCAAGCCTGAATACATATTTCCACTTCTGCTGATTTTGCTGGACGTGGGAGCAGCTATCATATACGCTTTGCAAAAGGACTACAAGAAAGCCGTCTACTGGATAGCGGCGACTGTGCTGAATGTGACAGTAACATTTTAGGAGGAATAACTATGTCAGATGAAAATCCAAAAGCTATAGCGCAGAAAATCTTGTCTGAAATAACCACGGGCAGAAATAAAGATAGAAAGAGCTTGAAAAAAGCTCTTTCAACGCTCAAAGTTGGAGATCAGATTGCAACAGGCGAAGAAATATGGACTGTTATTGGTATAGAAACAATTGAATCTAAATCTTTTAAAATACCAAGAACATTGAAAGTTAAGTGTTCATCATCACAGCGGAGCAAATGCTTGATTTTCTACATACCAAAGGGCGGTGTTATGTAATGAAAAGTTCAAACACACCAACAGAACACATAGAGCAGGCATTGCTTTTCAAGTGGGCGACATTCAGTTCAGGCAAATATCCCGAACTGGAGTATATGTTCGCTATACCGAACGGCGGCTATCGCCACTATAGAACTGCCGCAGATCTTAAGTCTGAGGGCGTAAAGTCAGGTGTGCCTGACATAATGCTTCCGGTGGCACGTGGCGGTTACTACGGTCTTTTTATAGAAATGAAACGCACATCAGGTGGACGAGTATCGGAATCTCAACAGAAGTTTCTGAAAACGCTTAATGACAACGGCTATCTTGCAGTTGTCTGCAAAGGATTTGAGCAGGCGCAGGAAGCAATCTTGAAGTACCTTAATAAAGGAGTGAGAAAATGAAAATATCTAAGCTGAAAAAAATATGCAGTAAAGCGGCTAAGACCATATCCTACTTCTATAATGAAAATGATAATTCATTATGGATCGGCTCAGGAAGTGCAATATATCCGCTTTACGGCATGCCGAACATGAATACCAGCGAGCAGTTACTCACGCTTTTTGACATTAATGAAAGTGACCGTGAGAATTGGAAATGTAAGCAGCTGCCACCTGCTATTGAAAGCAGCATTGTTATGAACATCGCTTCATGCACAACAGGCAAGATTATAGATCGTCGTTCAACATTCGTTGCCGGACCAAGCGAATATCAGATATTCTCAGGCACAGAAAAAGTACATATATGCCCGAAAGCATTTCTTGAAGTAATAGATGATTATGAAATTCTTACATACTATTCCATTGATGATATGATAATCGTCAAAGCAGGCTTACTGACACTCGGTGTACTGTGTGAAACCCATGGCGTTATAACACGAGAACTTCTTAATGACATTAATTCCATGCACGATATGTTACAAGAAGTATTCAACAGGGAGTGCGAAGAAAAAGACAAGAGCAGAAATTATGAGCAATTGGCAATGACAGAGTGAAGCCCTATATATTATATATAGTATAGAACAAGTGTTCAGCCCGTGTGTAAGCACGGGTATGAGGGCTTGTAATGGGTCTTAATAACTCGGACAGTGGGAGGAAATGACAATGAGCCTTATGAGATACAGAGAGCAAAAGTATATTTATGGAAACTACATGGAAGTGAATATGTATCCTGTCTATGCCTGCCCACGTTCTTCTAGTCGAAAGAAGAAAAGAAAGCCGACAAGCAAGGTGCAGGAGAGATTGAATCAGATCAATGCTGAAAGAGCTCTGGCAAGACTTATCCCTGCAAACTTCACTGACAAAGACTATAAGTTCGAGCTGACCTATGCACCGCAGAATAATCCTGCTGACCTTGAGCGTGCCAAGAAAGACTTTGCTAACTTTGTCAAGCGTGTGAATAGAGCAAGAGTCAAGAGAGGCTTACCGAGAATGAAGTATATTTATTCCATTGAGCAGGGCCCAAAGTCTGGACGTATCCACTTCCATGTTATCATGACAGGTGGTCTGACTATCAACGAGATAGCATCCATATGGGGCAAGGGCTATGTTGACAAGGTCCTGCCATTGATGTTTGACCAGACAGGCTGTGCAGGAATTGCAAAGTATTTCTGCAAGCAGAAGATTTCAGAACATAACAACGGCAAGCACGCCAAGCGTTATGTTGCGTCAACTAACTGCATTAAACCGCAACCGCAGAATAATGATTATCGTTTAACGAAACGTGCGGTGCAGAGCATGGCATATAACTGTGATAACTCGGCGCTTTTCGAGAATATGTATCAAGATTATTACTATGCCGATTGCCGTCCATTCTGGAACGAGGATAACGGCACGTTCTACATATCGCTATTCATGTACCGCCGAACGGCGAAGCTGAACATATAGGGGGTGAGATGATGAGTCTTAAGGGAGCTGAGCTCAGTGTGATATGTGATGATTGCCATAAGGCATTCATAGTCTGCGTTCGCAAAAAGAGATTTCAAAGCATAGAGGGGGACGTATGGTGCTATAACTGCCCTCACTGTGGTAAGTTATACGTTGCATATATCGACGATAGCCTGACACGTCATGCCCATGCGCTTCAAAAAAACGGTGTTGTGTTGAAAGATATCCTGTCGAAAATATCGAGAGAATTATCGGCAAGGCAGGGAAAGGAGAATTATCATGACTAAGAAGCGATTGCTGTCATATCGACAGCTTAAGGCTGAGCTGAAGTGGGTAAGTACAGACAGTGATGATTATAGCAGACTCAAAGCAGAGATATCAGAGATTGAAGCATATGTGTCAGGCATTGATGACGCATTCATCAGGATTATTTTTCGACTTCGCTACCTCGTGCCACGCAAGGATGGAGGGTGGCAGCCGCCGTCATGGGCATGGATAGCCAGGCAGGTCAACGCATCAGAAGACTACTGTAAGGGCAGGCATTGTAAGTTTTGCAAAAAAAACACGTTGTAACACGCACGAACACACTCTGCATGCTATGATGATAATGCGGGGTTGTTGTTATAGTTTTTCCATAGTTTTATGCCGGTGCAAGGGCCACGTTGTATGACGTGGTCCTTGTGCTATATATGCGAGGTGATAACGTGTATAGTACGAGTCAGATCAGAGAGCTAATCAAGGATGGACGAGTTGACAAGTTCTACAACGACCGCTACTGGAGAAAGTTCAGTAAGAGCGTTATCGCAGAGCAACACTATGAGTGCCAGATATGCAAGTGCAAAGGCAAGGTGACGAGAGCAAATATTCTTCATCACGTCAAGCATCTTAAGCAATTTCCGCAGCTTGCATACAGTCGGTATTACTATGACGATAATGGCGAACGGCACAGGCAGCTGCTTGCATTGTGTCACGACTGCCATGAAGCACAGCACCCAGAACGGCGCTGGCAAGAACGTACAGATAAGTTCGTCAATGAGGAGCGGTGGTGAGCGCCTTGCGGCGATCCCCCCCGGGGTCAAGGGTCGAAAAATTTTTTCGACCTTGTACGACGGGAGGCACAAAAGACAAATCCGCCCTCGCACGCACGTGAGAGAATTTTTTCAAGAAAATCAAATGTAAGGAGTTGGCAAAAGTGAAAAAGCCTAGTCTATCAGAGATCGAAAATTCGTTGACAGAACAGCTTGTCCAGATGGGAGCTTCTGTCGATTTCTACAAGTCGCTTGTCGCAGATTATATGTTCTACGAGAAGCAGGAACGAAAAATGCAGGCTGATATTCGCAAGAGAGGACTGACCTATATGGCGGTTTCTGCGGTAGGAAAAGAGTATGAAAAAGACAATCCCTCCGTAAAGCAGGCGTATATGTACAATAAGCAGAAACTTCAAATTCTGAAAGACTTGGGTTTGTCAACTGACAAGGTCAAGAACCTTGACGATGACGAAGAACTGTAAGGGTCAAGAAGCTCTTGACCTCTCGTATCTTGCAGACTATATCAGCCTAGTCGAGGAGCATAAGTATCCGTATTGTGCTGAGCAGTATCAGCTTATTGACTACGTCAAGCGCATGTTTTTGTCAGAAGATATCTACATCGATGTTGCCCAGGCAGAAAAATATTTCAGCTATGAAAAATATTTCCCTTTTGGCCTTTTTCCTTGGGAAAAATTCGTATTTGTACTTCACAACTGCACATATACCGCAAGCGGTTCCTTACGTTGGCCGGTGCTATTTTTGTATGTTGGGCGAGGAACAGGAAAAAACGGATACTTAGGATTTGAAGACTTTTGCTTGCTCACACCTACCAATGGCATCAAGCATTACAACATTGATATTTTTGCAACAACAGAAGATCAAGCAGAGACCACATTCAAAGACGTATATAACGTTCTGGAAGACAATCGTGACAAAATGCAGCGGTTCTTTTACTGGAACAAAGAAGTGATAATAAATCTAAAAACGAAGTCTGAATTGAAATTCCGAACATCAAGCCCGAGGTCAGCCGACGGCGCACGTCCGGGAAAGGTAGATCATGACGAGGTACACGCCTATGAGAATAGCAAGCTCATTGATGTTGCTGTCGGTGGTCTCGGAAAAGTACCAAGACCCCGCCGCACTATCATGAGTACTGACGGCTTCGTTCGAGAAGGACCTCTCGATAAAGAGAAAGCCAAAGGCATAAGAATTCTTAACGGCGAGATTGAAGACAATGGTATGCTTCCGTTCATAGCCCGGGTGGATAGTCCCGAAGAAGTCGAAATGCCCGAAATGTGGTATAAGGCTAACCCCTCACTGCAATACCTGCCCGATCTTCTTCAGGAAATGAAGACGGAATTTCAAAACTATCTTGACGATAAGATAAGCAATATCAGTTTCGCAGTTAAACGCATGAACTGTTTGCCGCAACAGACAGAGGGCGGTATAACCGCATTTGATAATATCCTGGCAACTAATCAGGATATCACGCCATATTTGTCAAAGCTTCAAGGCAGACAATGCACAGCAGGCTTTGACTATATGAAGACAGATGACTTCCTTTCAGCAGGCTTGCTCTTTGACGTAGACGGAACTGATGTGTGGCTAACACATACTTGGGTGTGCAAGGCTTCTGCAGATCTGTCAAGAATTAAGGCGCCACTGCAAGAGTGGGAGGCGGCGGGGCTACTGTCATTCGTTGACGGTCCAGAGATTCCGCCTGAGATACCCGTTATATGGGTGGCACAGAAAGCGGCGGAGCTTAACGCCAATGTCACAATGACTGGCATAGATAACTACCGCTATACGCTGCTTAGGAGGGCGCTCAAAGAAAATCTCTACGCTTCTGATGAAAAAGGTTACGGAAATATCATGCTTGTTCGTCCGTCGAATGAAATGATGATAATGCCTGTAATCACAAGTCAGCTGGTGAATCATAAGCTTGCAGTTGGAGACAATCCCCTTTTCCGCTGGGCTATGAATAACACCAAGGTCTGCACTTCGTCTGCAGGCAATATGACGTATGGAAAAATAGAGCCTAAGTCCAGAAAGACAGACCCTTTCAAGGCATATGTTGCTGCGAAAGCAGCGCAGAATAAAATTGCTGAGCAAATATCAAGTATGCCTATGGATATGAATATTATGGACGTATTCACATACTAGCAAAAACAGAGAGGAGGTAACGCAATGGGGCTGAGATCACTGTTATCACGCATAATGAATGCTAAGAGTGATGAAGTGATAAGTGTCCGGTCGGTTGGGTATAATGACGAAACGAGAATTGCCGTTCAAGCATACGCAGTTCAAGTTGTTGTTGAAATCCTTGCGGCACTGGTTTCAAAGTGCGAGATAAAAACCTATCGTGACGGCAAGTCATTCCGTGGCGAAGAATGGTATTTGTTCAATATCAAACCTAATGTCAATCAGACCGCCGTGCAATTCAAGAACGAGCTTGTCCGCAAGACCCTCGTGCGTGGTGAAAGCCTTGTTGTCAGCGCTGGTCAGCAGATAATCTGTGCCGACTCTTGGAGTACGCAAGAGTATGCGCTATATCCTAACCGTTTCTCTCAGGTGGCACGAGGCGCATTTACGTTTCAAAAAACATTCGATATGGGAGATGTCCTATATCTCACATATTCCAATGGTGGCGTTAGACAGATACTTACGGAAATGTTAGAAGAACATAATCGTTTCTTGGAAACGGCTTCAAACGCCTATGTTAAGAGCGGTGGTCAAAAAGGCATTCTCGAAATATCACCAATGGCACAGGGGCAGAACGATTTTGAAAAGAAATTCGATACTCTTATGAATAATTATTTCAAAACCTATTTTGACGCTAAGAACGCCGTTCTTCCGCTATGGGGTGGCATTAAATATACACCTCAAACAGCAGGCGAAACCAAGAGAACAGTATCGGAAACAACGGACTACATTTCTATGCTGAATGACGCATTAGAGAAAGCGGCAATCGCTTTCAACGTTTCACCGGCTATCGTAAAGGGAAATGTCGAGAACATCAGTGAAGCGTTATCAATGACATTGACATCTGCCGTTGATCCTTTCGCCAAGATGTTATCAGACGAGATAACGGCAAAGCGTTATACCAAAGAGCAAGTCCTGCGTGGGTGCTACGCCAAAGTTTGTACAAATAACCTTAAGCACCTTGATGTGCTTGAAATGGCAAATGCAGTTGACAAGCTTATCGCAAGTGGCTTCTACTCAACGAATGAGTTGAGGGAGAAGACAGGTGAGGAAAGAATTCCAGAAGCCTGGGCCGATAAGCACACAAGAACTAAGAACTACGAGACAATCGAAGGAGGTGGAAACAGCAATGAATAGCATTTTTAATCGATTTGAATTCAAGTTAGAGGCAGATAAGCCCAAGGAGCTTAACTTATATCTTTATTCTCAGGTCCGTGGAGGACTTGACATCAACTGGGATAAGAAGACGATTGAGGAGAGCAAGACAGGCGCTAAGTATTTCGCCGCCAAGCTTGACGAGTACAAAGACTGTGAGCACATCAATCTGTACATTAACTCTCTTGGCGGTCAGATCAAAGAGGGAGTCGCTATTGGCAATATTTTAAAGCGGAATAAAGCAAAAGTGACTTGTTATGTTGACGGCTGGGCGTGTTCTATCGCAAGCGTTATCGCTATGGCAGCGGACGAGATCATCATGTATAGCAACAGCATGATGATGATACATCAGGCGTCCTGCTACTGTGAGGGAAATGCTGACGATATGAGAACGGCGGCGGCTGAGCTTGACAAGATGACCGATACCGCTATCACTACATATGCGGAGCGTTGCAACGGCAAGTGTAGCCGTGAGGAAATAAGCGAAATGGTAAAGGTGGGTACTTGGCTGACAGCGGCAGAATGTCTTAAGAAAGGCTTCTGCGATAGCATATCAACCGCAGAGCAACCCGTTGATATGGCTACAATGCTTAGTGATACAAAGCAGTACACTATGTCAAGCGCCCTCGACAGGGAGAATGTGGACAAGCTCATCGAGCTTTATAAGGAGTCCGCCGCACAGCAGGCTTTGCCAGCAAAAAAAACCGAAGAAGAAAAAACAAATGCCGCTATGTCGGTTTTTGAAAAGTTCATGAAAATGGAGGTAAAAAAAGAATGATTAATCTTGACGCAATCAAAGAGCAGAAAGCAGATATCCTTGCTTCACTGTCAGCCGCTATCAGAGATAGTGATGACAAGGGCATGGAAGCCGCCCTTGATAAGTATGGCAATCTAATTTCAGATGCCATAATGGAGCAGGTGGAGAGCACCGCTGAGTCTGTCGATAGCCAGATACTCAGCACCAGAGGTGTGAGAATGCTAACCAGTGAAGAAAGAGACTACTATAACGCCGTCATTGAGGCGGGCAAGTCCGCAAACCCGAAAATGGCGCTGACAAACGTTGATAAGACAATGCCAATCACTATAATCGAGTCAGTTCTTGGTGAGATCCCACAGCAGCACCCTCTGCTCAACTTCATCTATTTCCAGGATACCACTGGAATTACGAAGATGTTGTTAAATGACCAGGGCGTTCAGACCGCTAAGTGGGGAGATCTTAACACAGCTATCGACAAGGAAATCTCAGGTGCATTCAAGACCTTTGACGTTGCGCTGAAGAAGCTCACAGCATGGATTCCAGTGTCTAACGATATGCTTGACCTTGGTGCCTCATGGCTGGATAGATATGTCCGTGAGATACTGGCAGAAGCCCTTTGGGTCGGCATGGAAACCGGTGTCGTGTCAGGCGACGGTCTTAACTGCCCTATCGGAATGTGCAAGGACGTATCTAGTAGTGCATCAGTAGTCGGTGGCAAGTATCCTGACCAAAAGACAGTTGCACTCAATGAACTCTCCCCTGAAGCTATTGGTGCTATTGCCGCACAGCTTACCAAGACAGAAGCTGGAAACAACAGGCCGCTTGATAACCTTATCTTCGTAGTCAATCCAAAGACATATCTGACCAAGGTAATGCCTGCGACAACGAACTTCGTTCAGGGAAAATGGGTTAACGATGTTATGCCTATTCCATGCACTATTATCCAGTCATGCGCCGTTCCTGATGACAGAGCTATCTTCGGCCTTGGCAAGCGTTACTTCATGGGTCTTGGTATGGCTAAGGGCGGTAAGCTGGAGTTTGATGACTCATTCAAGTTCCTTGATGACGCAAGGACATATAAGATCAAGACATACGGCAACGGCAAGCCACTCGACAGCAATGCTTTCAGGTATCTGGATATCTCAAAGCTTAAGAGATTTATCCCGACAGTATACACTGTCACACCGTCAGGAACATAAGGAGTTGATATAAATGCAGCAGGCATTATTCGAGGAAGTTAAAAATCAGCTGAACATAACTTGGTCAGACGAAGCTACTGACCGAAAGATAAACAGCATTATAGCACGTGCTATGGGAGTACTTAACGGATATGCAGGTCAGGTGCTGGATATCAACGTTGACGAAAATATCAACGGCGACGCCCAGCTTCTGATCGACTGCTGCAGATATATATATAACGATTGCTTCGAGGACTTTGAAAAAAATTATCACTCTCAGCTCTTTGCACTGAGAGCAAGGTGTCAGACTGAGGAGATGTCAGGAGGAAGCGTATGATAAGCAAGCGGCAGACGTTCAATGACGGCATATGCACTATTGCAACTATCATCAATGCCAATGGCTTGAAAATCAAGCAAGCAGGCATAAGATATGACAATCGTACCGTCGGCTCAGAGCGTTTCTATAAAGCCGCTGAGTATCAGCACCGCTGTGATAAGGTGATAAGAATACCACTTATCGCCGAGCCGCAGGCGACTGACATTGTGATAATGAACGGAGACCAGTATAACGTCATTCAAGTTCAGATGATAAAGGACGCTAAGCCGCAGGCTTGGCAGTTATCAATCGAAAAGCGAAAAAAGAGGTTAGAAATCCATGTCAATGAGTCCTGATGAGATGGCTGAGGCTTTACAGCACGCATTTCAGCAAGAAAGTCAACGTGTTAATGAAGCCGCCAAAAGAGCCGTTAAGAAGACCGCAAAGGAAACCCGCAAGATCGTCCAAGAACACTTCACGTTCAATAACCGCTCCGGCAAGTATGCCAAGGCGCTTACAGTTAGCACCGAGTACGAGGACTCTTTCGACATTCGGCAGATAGTGAATTTCAAGAAGAATAAGCAGTATCTTCTCACACACCTGCTGGAGTATGGCCATGCTATGAAGCGTGGTGGCAGAACGCTTCCGTTTAAGGCGAAAGCTTATCCGCACATGATATACGGACAAGAGTATGCCGAAGAAAAATTACCGGAAAACATCAGAAAGGAGATTGAGAAGTCGAAATGACATTGACAGAACTTATATCACTTTCAGGCATTCCTGCGGACAGGATTGCTAAGATAGATTTTCCAGTGGAAACGGAATTGCCGTTCGCAACATGGATAAACAAGACACCTCAGACGATATCTGCAGATGGAAGAACTGTCGCAGTTATCCCACGGATTGCAGTTGAAATATACTGCGAGCCGGAAGATGAAGAAACACATATCCTATTTGAGAACGCCCTTATGGATAAGGGCATATGTTTCTCAGTCGCCGCAGGCTATCTGTGGCAGGATCAGCAAATGGATATGTGGGTATATGAATTCGATCGCAAGGAGGAATATTAATGAAAGGAACAGTGAAAGCCGTTGCCCATGCACTGCTTACAGAGTCTACAGATGTCAGTGGTGCGACAACTATCACATATGGAGAACTTAAGTATCATAAGACAAAGCTTTCGGGCACCCGTCAGGTAAGCCTTGACCCGAAGTCATCAAGCAATGAGGTATGGGCTGACGGCGTAGTAGCATTCGCAGGTCAGACTAATCAGGGTTACGAGGGAACTATCACCACACTTGACCTGTGTGATGATCTTGAGAAAGACTGGTACGGAAATGTCATTGAAGAGAAAAACGGCACACTGGTCGAAGTAGCAAGAACAGGAGAAGCGCCAAAGTTCGGCTTGATCGTACAGTATGAGTCAACATCAGAAGCCGAGGGATACACCGAGGTTTTCCCTTACTGCTATACTACAGATCGCACGAAATTCTCGGTTAAGACAGAGGAAGACAGCGGTATGGACTATGAGTATACAGAGCATAAGATTGCCTGCAAGCCGTCACCGGCTGAGGCTACTGTCAACAATAAAAAAGGACACATTGCACGTTTCCGTATAAAGGGTAACACAGTACTCACAAAGTTTCCTGAGTACACCTACACCCCGGGTGAATGACAATGAGCAATACAATAGTCCTGACTATAGACAGCAGGCAGATAGGCTTCAAGGCTACAGCAGGTATGTTCTATCGCTATAAAGAAGCGTTCGGCACGGAGTACCTTGAGGACGTTGTCAAGGTACATCAGTTTGGTAAGGGCGCCTTTGTTCAACAGGTCGAATACCGCACCCTATGGGTGCTTGCCAAGACTTATGATGATAGTATACCGCCTATTCAGACGTGGCTTGACAGCTTCGCCTATGGTGCATTTCCTGTTGATGATATCTATAATCAGGTTATGCCTATACTGCAGGCAAACATGAAAGTTGACAGAAAAAATCCATAAGCGGCAGTAAAAGCGGAGATGATCGGCCTCTCAAATCGGAGGAGGTCATCTCCCTTGTTATAAACAGGGGTCTTACTGTCGCTGATTTAGACCGCATGACGTATGGTATGGTAGTGAACTATGCCTGCGCCTATGACCGACAGCGATTAATCGCCGCCGGCAAAAAGGTCATTGACCCCGAAATTAAATACGAAGAACTGAAAGCAAATCTGCCTGTCGTTGAAGAACGATATAAGCAGGGAAAAATCAGCAAAGAACGATATGAAAAGTATATTGCGAAAATAAAGGCATGGGAGGGTGAGTAATGGCTAAGTCATCATCAGATGAGAAAATCAAAGGTATGTACGTCAAAATCGGTGGTGATACGTCTGAGTATACTGCCGCCATGAAAGGGCTTAATGCCGATATCAATTCGACTACAAAAAATCTGAACAGCGTCAACAAACTCTTAAAGCTTGACCCGACTAACGTTGAATACACCGCTCAGAAGCAGAAGCTTTTGAGCGAAGCTATCGAAGCAACAAAAGCAAAGCTTGACGTTCTCATTAGAAACGAGAAAGATATCAACGAGCAATATAAGAAAGGCGAGTTGCCCGTTGAGTCATATCTTAAGTATCAGGAAGAGCTTGAGAAGACCAAGAAGAAGCTGAACACACTGCGAGAACAGACCAAGACCGCAGACGATAGCACCAAGGAGCTCGGCAATGAAGCCAAGGATACGTCAGATAAGGTCAAAGACCTTGGTGATAAAGCTGACCAGACAGGCAGTGTCTTCAAGGACGTTTTCTCTGCTAATCTTGCCGTTGAGGGGCTGAAAGCTATAGCTAATGCCGCCAAGGAAGCGGCGGAAAGTTGCACGCAAGTCGGCATTGACTTTTCCAGCTCTATGTCCAATGTGGCGGCGACAATGGGCATGACCGCAGAGCAGGTCAGTTCAGGTGCTGAAGACTATCAGAAGCTAGAGAACGCCGCTCGTGAGTGTGGTGAGACTACAAAGTATACCGCTTCGGAGTCTGCTGACGCTCTTAATTACTTGGCTCTTGCAGGATATGACGTAAATAAGGCGGTTGAAACACTGCCGAAAGTTCTTAATCTTGCCACTGCCTCAGGCATGGACCTTGCGTCCTGCACTGACATGGTAACGGATACTATGTCGGCATTGCAGTTGCAGACGAGTGACCTTGACGGCTATATGGACATGATGGCAAAGACCGCCCAGAAGTCTAATACCACAGTTGCTATGCTTGGTGAGGGCATTCTCCAGTGTGCCGGTACGGTCAAGTCCACAGGGCAGGACGTTGATACAATGTGCACCTCTCTTGGAATACTGGCGAACAACGGTATCAAGGGTGCAGAGGGCGGCACACATCTCAGAAATATGCTTTTGTCGTTAACATCACCGACAGACGTTGCTTCCACCAAGCTGAAAGAGCTGGGCGTAAGCGTGGCTGACAGTGAGGGAAATATCAGAGATATCAACGATATTTTCGGAGACCTTAACGCCAAGCTTTCCAAGCTCTCAGATGACCAGAAGACCAAGGCACTTAGCGATATTTTCAATAAGACAGACTTATCGTCCGTTAATGCCATGCTTCAAGGCATGAGCGGGTCTTTCGATGACCTGAAAGCTCAGGTAGATAACGCTGACGGAGCGTGTCAGACAATGGCTGACACCATGAATAACAATCTTAAGGGCAAACTGGCTATAATGGACTCTTCCCTTGAATCCCTTGGCATAACTATTTTCGATAAATTCAGCGCCCCCCTCGAAGACGCCGCCGAAAAAGGCTCAGAGCTTTTCAGTGAACTCACCAAGGATATCAAAGATGGAGACCTCAGTGACGAATTCGACGATATGGGCGACGCTCTTGGTGATTTGGTCGAAACCGGTGCAAAGTTTGCCAAAGGGTCACTGCCTATCCTTATTGACGGCATAAAGTTTTTCTGTGAACACTCTAACCTTGTTATCGGAGGATTGACAGGAATAACGTCGGCAATGGTATCAAAAAAAGCCATAAATAACGTTTCAGACCTCGTAAAGTCATTCAAGAGCCTTACAGGTGCAACAAAAGCAGCTGAAACCGCCCAGCAGGCTTTAAATGCAACTCAAAAAGCGTCGCCGGTAGGAGCAATTGCAGCTATTATAGGTACGGTAGTTGGCGGTATTGTGTCTTATGCAACTTCGGTTGATGACGCCGCTGATTCAACAAAAGTCCTCAATGACGAAGAGCAGGCGTTGGTCGACAGCACGAACGAACTGACAGACTCCATGAAGAAAGCTGCAGATCAGAGAGAAGAAGCCAAGACAGATATAGAAGCCGAGTATAGCAGCTATAAAAGTCTTGCAGATAGAATTTTTGAACTTTCTGACGCCGAGAGCTTATCTAATGACGAGAAGTCAGAAATGAAAGCCCTCGTCGAACAGCTCAATAGTGCTATGCCTGACCTGAACTTGCAGATTGATGACCAGACAGGCAAGCTGCTGAATAACAGAGACGCCGTATACGAGTGCATTGAGGCGAAGAAAGAACAGCTTCTTGTCGAAGCAGCTCAGAAAGATATGGTCGCTATATCAGAAGACCTCTATAAGGCTGAGCAGAAGCGCAATGACATTGAGAAAGCAATCACGGAAAATCAGCAAGCTCAGGCTAAAGTTCAAGAAATGCTTGATAAAAGGGAAAGCAAGCTTGGGAAAATTGACAGAACAGACAGTACAAAGCAGTGGAAGACCAAGCTTGAAGAGCTGAAGAAAGCTGGAGATGAGCTTCAGAATTCATACTATGATATCAATAGCGAACTGAAACGCTTGGACTCTAACTATGCTGATGCCTCCAAGTACGTTTCTGAGCATTCTTCTGCTCTCGAAGACAATTCAAAGGCCGTAGAGGACAATGCAAGAAAGGTCGATACGATCTATAACCGCACTGTCATGTATAAAGACGGCTTACATAAGGTATCACAAGAAACTGTTGACGCAATAGTTGAGATGAATAAGAACTATGACGAAGCCGTCCAGAAACGAACAGAAGAGCTGCAGAACAACCTCAACCTGTTTGATGAGTTCAACGGCGGTGCTGAGATATCCGCAGAACAGCTTATGCAGAACCTGGAATCTAATCTTGACGGCATGGCAAGCTGGTCAGATGATATCAAGACACTTGCAGACAGAGGCGTGAATAAAGGTCTTATCAAGACCTTGCAGGAAGCAGGTCCGCAGTCTGCAAGCAAGATAAAGGCGTTACTTTCCATGTCACAGCCTGAGTTGAAAAAGTACAATGATATGTGGGAAGAGTACATGGGTAACTGCAAGACGATAGCAATATCAGAATTCGATGAGATTGAAAAGAAGTATGAGAAAACGAAAGAAACATTAATAAGGCGTGACCAAATAAGCCAGATATCAGATGTATGGGAGCAGACGGGTGCGGCAATGATGTTAGGTATGCAGCAAGGCATACTGTCTGCACAGCAGTCTGTCATTGATACTGCAACAAGTGGAGCGAACGCAGTGCTTGCGGCGGTCAAGGGGGTATATGATATACACTCCCCTTCAAAGGCATTTGAGAATATATCGAAAATGAATGCGCAGGGTGAGATCAAAGGTTGGAAGTCATCAGAGGACGATATCATCAAAGCCTATACCAATACTGGTGACAAGATACTGTCAGAGAATATGCGAAATACATACAGCGATACGAATAGGGTCGCAAGGTCGGTATATAATGGATCATATACCCACAGTATCACGCAGAAAGCAGCAACAAGCGCCACAGAAAACACGCAGGTCGTCCCAACAGTCAGACAAATGCCCGAGACTATTCATAACGTGATAGTATTCCCAAATGGGAAAGTGATTGCAGAGGAAACAGTTCCATTTATAGATGTAATGCTTGGCGAAAGAGCTGCAAGAAAGAAAAGAGGTAGTGCAGTATGACACGACAAATCAGATTTAATGGCAAAAAGTCGTATGAGGATTTTAAAATCAGAATAATCAGTGCAACAGTTGCAGAGCCGAAGAAGCGTGAGATCAAAGTGACTGTACCTTATCGCAACGGCAGTATTGATCTGTCTGACTATGACGGCAATTTTTATTTTGACGACACCGAAGTATCATACAAGATGTTCGTATCTGATACAGAACCTGTCACACTGCTCCGCAGGATTGAGAAGATCAAGAGCTGGTTATGTGAAGCTCCACAGCAGAATATTTATGACAACTATTCCGAGAACTATCATTTTGTCGGCAAGTGTAGAACTGTTGAGACCAGCCTTGGTGAAGATGACATAACAGCTACTCTCGAGGTCACTTTCGATGTAGCACCATATAAGGTCTCTGACGACTTTGCAGACACAGCGTGGGATACTTTTTCATTCGATGATGATTGCCTCAATCAGATGCCTCTCTCCTGCATAGCACACAAAGACGGCTATCATTCCCAGCCGGGGGTACTATACTTCTACTCTTATGCCAAAGATGACATAGTTCCGAGCTTAAGGTATCACAAAAATGCTAACGATAAGGACAAACGAGGATTGACAATGCTTGATCTCAACGGTCATACCCTCACAGAAAACCTATACAAAGAAACTGAATCAACGTTTAGAATGCAAAATTTCGTCGTCAAACCCGGCACAAATGTCTTAGCTCTATACGGATCTGGTTCACTTGAAATCGAACTAACGGAGGAAATACTATGTTAGTTACACTCGATGATGCAAAGACGCTTCACGATACTGGTTCTGTCAGAACCAACAAGCTGACAGGAACCATCGTCAAAGAAATAAACGCTATTGACATTTTTACGTTCAACATATATCCCGACAACAGCTACTACTCCGATTTAAAGGAACTGACATCGTTGATAAAGGTTTACGATAAGGAAAGCCTTATATTCGATGGCAGAGTACTGACGATATCACCATACATGACTGATAGTGGCGAGATTGGCAAACAAGTTGTCTGCGAGGGCGGTTTGTGTTTTCTGAAAGATAGTGTACCAATTATCAAACAGCTAAAGTGCACAATAAGAGCATATATTGCCACACTACTTTCAGCACACAATAATTCTGTTGAAAGCTACAAGCAGATACATATTGGCAATATTAACTGTTCACAAGCGCAGCACACATTTAATCCAGGATATGAAGACACGTTCTCAGAACTGACGAAAAACCTGATTTCCGGTGAAGATATCAGAGGTGAAATGAGGGTGCGCATCGGCAAAGGAGGCATTAGATTTTTCGACTTCATAGCAAACGAATTTTCAGAGTTCAGCAATAAAACGATACAACTAGGAAGGAATATGCGATCTATCACGCAGGCGATAGACCCAAGTGAGATCATCACAAGGCTGTATCCGTTAGGTGCTGTCATCAACGATGATACGGGCGAACGTGTGACGCTTTCGGGAGCAACGAAGTATATTGACAATGACCAGCTGATAAAGCGGTACGGAGTACACGCTGGAACTATGGTATTCGACAATATCACCACTCCAGGCGCATTGTCTGGAGCCGGCAGAGTATGTGCCGGAGCACTAAAAGCAGCAAAAGTTCAGTATGAGGTATCGGCTATTGACATTGATAAGAAGCTAGACGGCTTTGCAATTGGCTGCAATTATCGTGTAGTCAATAGCTACCTTGGCATCGACGAGGTATTGAGGTGCATCGGCACCAGTATCGACATCAATGACAGATCGCAGAATGTGCTGACATTTGGCGACAAGATTGACACGATCAGTGGAATGACATCAAGAAAATAGGAGAAATGATTATGGCAAAAGCAATTGATATCAGCTTAGAGATTACACAGGTGGCAGAAGCATATACAGGTCGAGACGTCCGACAGGCTATTGTCGATGCATTGACCGCTGCACAGAATGCAATCAATGAAATGAATATGCCAGCAGGATCTCAGACCATTGTCGTACCGTCAGAGACGACACTGGTCACAACGTCTTTGAATCTGCCGTTCACACCGACGCAGAACACGCAGATCATCTGTAGTCTACGGGAGGTGTCGGCACCAAAATTGAGAAGGCTGTGTGTAGAAACATTTTTCACAAGCAGCCAATTGATTGTGGCACTGACGAACGCAGAAAGTGCAAGTGCTACCGTTCCACAAGGTGAGTATATTATTGACTGGATCGTAACAAAGCCATAGAAAGGAGGAATATCAATGCACATAAAAATCAACGAAGACTACAATGTAGTCGTGAACACGGCCCTTTTGGGCTATGTTGGTGAAACTAATGCTAGACCTGTATCGGTCGAGGGCATGGAGGTAGACGGTGCAGACCGCTATGTGCTGACGATAGACTACGGCGATGGCGTTCAGTACGAGGTCGATATCACAGGCGGACAGTGGACGCCTACGGCTGATATACTGCGTTCAGCGCAAACAGTCAGCTGTCAGATATGTGCAAAAAAGCTGTCAGGGCAGGAATATATCCTGGTTAAAAAATCACGCATATTCCGTCTGAGAATAGGTGCGGCAATCGGTGATAATGCCGTGCCGTCACCAAGTGTGGCAGCTGACGCACTGGATAAGATAGACGCCATAGGCACACAGGTTGCCGCAGACCGCAAAGCCGCTGAAACCGCCGCAGAAACAGCGACTACAGCGGCAAATAACGCCGCCAAATCTGCCACAAGCGCAGGATTATCAGCAGACACCGCAACGCAGGCGGCAAGCCGTGCTGAAACCGCAAAGGCAGCGGCAGAAACGTCCGCAACACAGGCAGAAACCGCCATGCAGGGCGCAGAAACCGCACGTGCTGAGGCGGTCACATCGCAGAACGCCGCAAAGGTATCCGCAGCCCAGGCGGCAACATCAGCACAGCAGACCACAGCCGACAAGAACATAACGGCAGGATACACAAAAACCGCTAAGACCTGCGCTGACAGCACTACGGCAGACAGGCAGGCGGTGCAGACGTTGGCAGAACAGGTGACAGCCGATAAGGCTAATGTAGCAGAAAACGCTGCCAAGGTCGCAGAGGACAGAGCAGCTGCTGAAACTGCCGCACAGACAGCACAATCCATAGCTGATAGTCTGCCTGAGGACTACACTACCGCTGTCGGAAAAATCGCTGAAAACACGGTTGAAATAGGACGTATAAAGCTGACCGACAAAGAGTTACAACGCAGGGTAAATGCTCTGTACGACATGGGCAATGGTGTGACACATAAATTTGAAACTGACAGCGAAACAGCGTATGCCAAGACAGTGCCTACAGGGGCAAAGCTGATGTCGGTGAAGAATATTGGCGGTAGGAGTTTGGTGTGGAATCAGATGTGTTCGACGTTCACATATCAAGGTACGGAATGCAATTGCAAGCCAGTGTACTCTGCCCATAAATATCTGTGCAGAATAGATTGCGAGGCTGAGCAAGGCACTACTGTCTATATGTATTTCCGTGAAGTTATATACACCAAAAACAACCAGATAAGTAAAGCTGTGAATGCTGGAAAAAGTACGTTGTCATGGATTACTAGCCCATATGGCGATAGCGATATAGGTGGTACGTTTGACGCATTTTTAGTGGATGGTAGTGCCAAAGTAACGTTTAGCAATCGTCAGATTTTCGATTTAACCCTTATGTTTGGTTCAGGCAACGAACCAGCGAGCGTGGAAGAATTTGAGAAAATGTTCCCTAATGATTATTACCCATACAACGCCGGGGAGATTATCAGTGCTGGGGTAACAGAGGTCGCTGTGGGTGATAGCACCTACCCTATCCCCGAAGCAATCCGCAATCTGCATGGCTACGGCTGGAGTGCAGGAACGGCTAAGAACTACGTTGATTATGAGAATAAACGATACGTTCAGTGCGTGAACAGCGTTGATTTGGGGACGAAAAACTGGCGGATGTACAAAG